ATGAATATGTTCTATAAACTGTGGCATGACGCAGAGAAAGGACAGAATGAATACACTACAACAGAGGTACACTGGCAACAGGTACCAGGTAGAGATGCTGCATGGAAAGAGCAGACGATTAAGAATACATCAGAGGAACAGTTTAACCAAGAATTTGAATGTGAATTCCTAGGGTCTGTTAATACTCTTATATCATCTACTAAATTAAAGACATTAGTATATGATGAACCTATTAAAAAGAATGCTGGACTCTCCATTTATGAAGAGCCAAAGGAAGGTCATCAGTATGTCTGCACGGTGGACGTAGCACGAGGTATAACTAAGGATTATTCTGCATTTACAGTTGTAGATACCACATCTATTCCATATAATGTGGTAGCAAAGTATAGAAATAATCAAATTAAACCATTACTTTTCCCTAATATTATTCATCAGGTAGCTACGAGTTACAATCAAGCATATGTTTTGATTGAAGTTAATGATATTGGTGGTCAGGTAGCAGATATTATACAGTTTGACCTAGAGTATGAGAATCTACTCATGTGTGCAATGCGTGGTAGGTCTGGTCAGGTTGTAGGACAGGGATTCAGTGGCACTAAGGTACAACTGGGTGTCAAGATGAGCACAACTGTTAAGAAGACAGGGTGTGCCAATATGAAACAGTTAATTGAGGATGACAAACTCATCTTTAAGGACTATGATATCATGGCAGAGCTGACTACATTCATCCAAAGAGGACAAGCATGGGAAGCAGAGGAAGGATGTAATGATGACTTAGCAATGTGCTTGGTTATCTTCAGTTGGTTAGCAACTACAGATTACTTCCGTGAGTTGCATGACGATGATGTAAGGATGAGGATGTATAAGGAGCAGAAAGAAGGAATAGAAGCGGACATGGCACCATTTGGATTCATAGATGATGGTATAGGAGTAGAGCAGACCTTCCAAGATGATCAAGGTGATTGGTGGAAGAGTGAGGAACCATCACGTGGTGCAGATGAGTATGGTGATAGGTCATATATGTGGGATTATCTGTCGTGAATGTTGACTTAGAACTTGAGCATCTCCTGTTTGTTGAAAGGAAGTGTAGGTTCTGTGGTCAGACAAAAAGTTTATTAGATGACTTCTATCTAACACGTAAGGATAGAGGTGCAAATCCTTCTGCATATGCGTATGAGTGTAAGTCTTGTACTATATGGAGAGTCAATAGAAAAAGACGTAGGAAGAGACTAGAATCAGACTATCCTGACTGGTAACATCACGGCTTGATTCCCCAGTGAAAAACATCGTTTGGATAAATAATTTCAGCATCCGACTTTGGACACACAAGGAGATTTAACTGATGGCATCCACACAACTATCACCAGGGGTTGTCGTTCTAGAAAGAGATCTGACCAACGTTATTAATAGCACTGTAGATAATATAGCTGCTATAGTTGGCTCTTTTGAGAAGGGACCTGTAGAAGAGGTACAAACCGTAACCAGTGAGAAGGAATTAATTCAACTTTACGGTAAACCTACTGAATATAACTACGAATATTGGTTTAGCGCAGCACAATTCATGCTGTATGGAGGCACGGTTAAAGTCGTACGTGCTGACAACGCTTCTTTGAAGAATGCTATCGATACTGCACAGTATACAGAGACAACTTTCAGTGCATCTGACACTACTTTAACAGTTGCTTCATCAACTGACTTCGACGTTAGTGATGTCCTCCTAATCGATGCTGAATTATTGGTTATCCAGAGTGTATCTGGTAACGATGTAACAGTCCAACGTGGTCAACTTGCAACTGCTGCTGTATCTCACGCCGCTGCTGCTGGTATCACACTTATTGAGGCTGCTGGAACATCTTCAACCATCAATGAATTAACTACATTCTCCGCAAGTGATACAACTCTAACCATTACCTCTGCTGCTGCTCTTGCTGCTGGCACCAACTCTTACATCAGAATTGACGATGAATATTTAAGAGTTACTGGTATCTCAGGTAATGACCTAACTGTTACACGTGGACAACTCGGATCAACCGCAGCTGCTCACACTGATGGATCAACCGTCACACTTCAGGCTGTTACCGCAGGTAAGACTGAAATTAACGAGACAACTGCTACTGGTGTTACTGCTCCTCTCATTAAGAACGTTGATGTATATGAGTCAACTATTGAGAGTGCTAACAACAACTGGAAGTGGGCTGCTAAGACCGCTGGTGTGCATGGTAACTCAATTCGTGTTGTAGTTACTGATGCTGGTGCTGACCAAGTATGCTATCTTGCTCAACCAACTTCTGCTGAGTGGAGATTTGTTAACAACGCGGAAGTTTCTTACTCTGCTGCTAACATTTACGGAAGAGTTTACTCTTACACCGTTAAGGTTAAATTCCAAGACAACGCACAGTTGCTTGGTAAGTTTGAGAAAGACAACTATATCACTGCTGTTAGTGGTGGTGTTACTGGTCGTGTTGTAGCATATGATGCTTCACAACGCACTGTTGAGATAACAATTGACCAAGCATCTTCCGACGTATTGGAAGTTAATGACATTGTTACTGAGTTGGCAAACAACTCTAACACTCCTGGTGCTGCTACTGGTGATCAAGGACAGATTGAGTCCATCACTCGTGAATTGCGTATCGCTCTTAACCAAGGGTCACCTCAATTCCAAGCAAACCAGACTGTAACTGACGCTGATAGTAACACTCCTGCACTTGCTAACGTAGAGAGTGACTATGATACACGTTATTATGGTTTGAATCAGAAGTGGATTAACATTGCACCACGTCCTACTACCTCAGCATGGGCTGCAGATAGGGGTGGATACAATGACCTCTTCCACATCATTGTCCTTGATGGAGATGGAAAACTAACAGGTACTCCAGGATCACTCCTAGAGAAGCACCTTAATGTTTCTAAAGCATCTGATGCTCGCTCACCACAAGGTGACAACATCTACTATAAGGATGTAATTAAGAATTTCTCAACGTATCTCTATTGGGGTGCTCATGAGACAATCAATCTATATGACAAGGATCCTAACGCTTCTGGAGCATGGGGACTATCAGGTGTTAATAGAGAGTTTGACTTAATCAAGTCAGCTACTTCTCTTAACAACCTAGATGACCCAACAGGATTGAATCCTCTATCCGTTCCTATCGTTGGTACAATCAATCAGGCAACCGTCCGCTACTCACTACAAGGTGGTGTAGATGGATATACAATCTCAAGACCTGATATCCTTGGAGCATATGACTTATTCAACGACGCTGAGACTGTAGACCTAGACTACATCCTCATGGGTCCTGGTATGCAGTCACTAGATGACACGATTGCCAAGGCACAACACCTTATTTCTATTGCTTCTAGCAGAAAGGATTGTGTAGCATTCATTTCACCATACCGCCCAGATGTTGTTGGACAAGCCAAGACTACTGACATCGTGAATAAGACTATTGAGTACTTTGATAAACTCAATAGCTCTTCATACTGTGTCTTCGATAACAACTACAAGTATATCTACGACAAGTATAACGATGTATATCGTTACCTCCCTTGTAACTCAGACGTAGCAGGACTAACATTAAGTACAACACTTAATCAAGAGCCTTGGTATTCACCTGCTGGTTTCAACCGAGGACAACTACGCAACGCTATCAAGCTTGCTTACTCACCTCTGAAAGATCACAGAGACCGCCTCTACGCTGCACGGGTTAACCCAATCGTAGCATTCCCAGGACAGGGTATCATCCTATTCGGTGATAAGACTGGACTTGGTTATGTTTCCGCATTTGACAGGATTAACGTCCGCAGACTCTTCCTTGTAATTGAGGAAGCAATCTCAGAAGCTGCTAAGACACAACTCTTTGAATTGAATGACGAGTTTACTCGCGCACAATTCAAGAACATAGTTGAGCCTTACCTACGCTCTGTGCAGTCACGTCGTGGTATCGTTGACTTCCTAGTTGTTTGCGATAGCAGTAACAACCCTGCTGAGAGCATAGACCGTGGTGAATTCTATGCAGAGATATTCGTGAAGCCAACACGCAGTATCAACTTCATCACATTGACATTTACAGCAACGAGGACTGGAGCCTCCTTCGCTGAAATCGTATCGTAATAGTAAACCCGTGGCACGTCTTCGTGCTCAATTATCTACTTAAGGAGAGTAAGAAATGGCAGACACTAAATTGCCAGTACAAGGCAACAAACTATCAATAGTAGATACTACTATTATTGATTTCAGAAATAGTATTAAGGATCTTGCACGTCCTAACCTGTTCCAAGTCGAGATGCTGTGGCCCAGCGTCTTGACAGGTGGAACCAATAAGGACATAGGTTCTTCAGGTGCTATTGATGGCACACAGGAGAAAAAGTCCACTGAGGAAGCATCCCAAGATACTTTAAATGGTGCAGAAGGTTCTTTGCAGGCAGGTTATCTAATCAAGGCAGCAAATATCCCCGCATCTACAGTCGGAGTAATAGAAGTACCTTACAGAGGTAGGACACTCAAGATTGCTGGAGACCGCACATATGAGCCATGGACTATCACCGTCCTCAACGATGATAAATTCCAGATTCGCTCTAAGTTCGAGAACTGGTCATCTAAGATTCAGGCAATGCAACAGAATAGACAGGATGCTAAAGACATTGAGTCTTATCAGGGCAGAGCAAGAGTCGTACAAGTTGGTAGAAACTCACAACCAACTAGAGTGTATGAAATGGTTGGCATTTGGCCTTCTAATATCTCAGCAATTGATCTTGCTTGGGATAGCAATGATACACCTGAGGAGTATACTGTTGAGCTACAGGTCCAGTACTGGACATGGGGCAAGGCAAATGATGTCCAGCATGGCAAGGATAAGAAGGAAATTGCCACGACGTAAAATTTATGCTATTATAACTGCATAAATAATAATTGACTCCAAAGGAAAATTGAATGTCACAGCTTTTTGGTTATTCACTTGACCGAAAGAAAGGGGCTCCCACAAAGGGTCCCTCTTTCGTGCATAAAGATTCAGATGATGCCGCCCAACCCATTGTGGCTGGGGGGTATTTTGGTCAGTACGTGGATCTTGGGGATGCCGCCAACAAAGCAAGTGAAGTAGATTTAGTAGGTCGTTATCGTGAAATGTCTATCCACCCTGAGTGTGATATGGCAGTCAATGATATTGTTAATGAAGCGATAGCAGGAGACCTAGATGATCACCCAGTAGATATTGAATTAACAAATCTACAAGTAGGTGATCCAGTCAAGAAAAGAATACGCGAGGAGTTTGAGAACGTACTCTCACTCCTCGATTTTGATAGAAGGGCATATGATATCTTCCGTAGATGGTACATCGATGGGAGACTTTTTTATCATAAGATGATCAACCCTGAGAGACCTCAGGATGGTCTCACGGAATTACGTTATATTGATCCAAGAAAGATTAAGAAGGTCATTGAGTTTGATAAACCTAAGGATAGGTTGTCACCTACTGACCCTCAAGAAGCAACACTTGTACCCAAGTCAGTTGAATACTACATTTATTCACCTAAAGGGTTAAAAGGGTATGAGAATCGTGGAATAAAAATTGCACCTGACGCTATATGTTTTGTCCATTCAGGGCAATTAGATATGCAGCGCAATCATGTGCTATCACATCTCCACAAAGCAATTAAAGCACTCAATCAGTTGCGTATGATTGAGGATAGTCTAGTTATATACAGACTATCTCGTGCTCCAGAAAGAAGAATTTTTTATATTGATGTAGGTAACTTACCTAAGCAGAAAGCAGAGCAATACCTCCGTGAGGTAATGTCTCGCTATAGGAATAAGTTAGTATATAATGCTGACACTGGTGAAATCCGTGATGACAAGAAGTTTATGTCCATGTTGGAGGACTTCTGGTTACCACGTAGAGAAGGTGGAAGAGGTACAGAAATCTCTACACTACCAGGTGGACAGAATCTAGGAGAGTTGGAAGACGTTAAGTATTTCCAGAAGAAACTTTATCGCTCTCTTAACGTACCAGAGTCACGGTTAGAATCTGATAGTGCATTCAACGTTGGAAGAAGCGCAGAGATTACACGTGATGAGGTTAAATTCCAGAAGTTTGTAGTCAGACTTCGTAAAAAGTTTGGTGATTTATTCAATGACCTACTGAAGACTCAGTTGGTACTCAAGGGTGTCCTCACTCTTGATGAATGGGAAGAGTATAAGGAGCATATCCAGTACGATTTCGTTGCTGATAACTACTTTAGTGAGTTAAAAGAGCAAGAAATCATGAATGAGCGCATGGCACTTGTCGCTCAGATGGATCCTTTTGCTGGTAAATACTTCTCACTAGAGTATATGCGTCGTCAAATACTCAAGCAGACCGACCAAGAGTTCCAAGACATCCAGAAAGAGATGGATAAAGAGATTGCTGCTGGCAAACTCGTAGATCCTGTAGAGATGCAGAAGCTAGAACTAGCTCAGATGGAAATGTCACTCATGCCTCCTGAACCAGATCCTGCGGAGCAAGGAATTGATCCCGCAGACTATAAAAAAGGAGATATCTAAATAGTATTATTGATATATAAGTATTATGCCTACTCAAGTTGCGCGAGATATAGTAAATGCATTGTTCGCAGGTCAAAAAGACCTGTCTGATTATGTCGTTCAGGGTATGAATGACAAAGCAATGGATGCAATTGACGCACAAAAGAAGGAGATTGGTAAAGCAATCTTCAAGCCACAGGAAGACGGTCCTGAAAACACCGAGCAACCTGAGGATGCTGCGCCTCCTGAAACTGAAGCGCAAACAGAAACAGAAACCGAGGAACCTAAAGATGAAACTGATCAGGGAGGAGATTGAAACCGCTAAGGTAACTATCACCGAAGGTAAGAATGGTAAGAAAAGCCATTTTATTGAGGGTGTGTTCCTTCAAGGTGAAATCAAAAACCGCAATGGTCGGATGTATCCTATAGCGACCTTGCAAAGAGAAGCAGCTAACTACCATCAAAAGTATATTGCTAAGGGTAGAGCACTTGGTGAGTTGGGTCATCCCGATGGACCTACCATCAATCTTGACCGTGTGTCACATTTAATTACCTCATTGAAGCAAGAAGGTAACAACTATGTTGGCAAGGCAAGACTTCTTGATACCCCTATGGGGAACATAGCAAAGAATTTGATTGACGAAGGAGTCAAACTGGGTGTTTCATCCCGTGGACTTGGTACAATCAGAGAAGAACGTGGTGTAAAAGTCGTGTGTGATGACTTTATGCTCGCCACTGCTGCCGATATCGTGGCAGATCCTTCAGCTCCAGACGCTTTTGTGAATGGAATCATGGAAGGAAAGGAATGGATCTACAATAATGGTGCCGTTCAAGAGCAAACAGTAGAGCAAATTAAGAAAAGAATCGATAATGCTGCGCTAAATCAGATGGAAGAGGTAAAACTTTCCGCGTTTAACCAGTTTATTTCGAGTTTGTAAATATTTGAACTGCTAAATAATCTATAGCAATCGCAATTAATTACGGAGACTTCTAATGTCAGAAGAGACAACAAAAACTCTGGATGAATCGAGTGTTACCGCAGGAGCGAAACCCGCAGATCCTCAAGGCAAGCTTGAAGGTGATGGAAGTCGTCTCGGTGGAGCACAAGATTTAGGTGGACCTACACCTTTTAATTCCAAACCAACCGATGATAGCAACAAGTATAAGACTATCGCTGGTGGAAATGCCCAATCACCTAAGACAAAACCATCCGATGCTTCTGCACAGAAGGCAGAATTTTCTGACAAAGGGGATGTTAAAGCAGGACACGAGCCAGAAGGCGATGTGATTGCTGAAGAGCCTGCTGAAGAAGAAGGTCAGGTAATTGAGGTTGACCTCAGTGCTGACGTTGCTGCACTTACTGAAGGTGAAGACCTAAGTGAGGATTTCAAAGAGAAAGCAAAGACAATCTTTGAAGCTGCGGTTGTTTCTAAGTTAAATGAAGAGCTTGAGCGTATGCACGAAGACTACGCTAAGGCACTTGAGCAAGAAATTGAGACAGTTAAGGAAGAACTTTCTAAGAAAGTTGATGACTACCTATCTTACGCTGTAGGACAGTGGATGGATAAGAATTCCCTCCAAGTTGAAAGCGGTATTAAGGCAGAGATGGGTGAGCAAGTCCTTGAAGGTCTTAAAAAAGTTTTTGTCGAGAATTACATTGATCTTCCCGACGAAAAAGTTGACCTTGTAGATGGTCTACAGGAGCAACTTAATAGCATGGAGACAAAACTCAACGAGTCGATTGAAGAAAACGTTAGTCTGTCTAAGCAGGTTGGCGGCTATATTAAGAATGGGATTGTGACAGAGATTGCTGAGGGACTAAGCCTCTCTCAGAAAGAGAAGCTAGTATCTCTAGCAGAAGCTGTTGAGTTTGAAAATGAAGAATCCTTTAAAACAAAGGTTTCTACACTACGTGAATCCTATTTCTCTACGAAGCCTGAGAAGACCGAGGTCTCTGAGGATGTCCAAGTAGAGAATGCACCTGAAAGTGGTAGTGCTATGGATGCATATTCACAGGCTATTGCTAGATGGGCAAAAAAATAATCCACAATTCAATTCTTAAACGGAGTTAGTTAACTAAAATGTTTAACGCAGAATCACTCCAAGAGAAGTGGAACCCTATTCTTGAGCACTCTGAGCTCGATCCGATTAAGGATACCTATAGAAAAGCGGTTACCTCAGTCCTCTTGGAAAACCAAGAAAAATTCCTACGCGAAGAGCGTGGGCTAGTCACAGAGGCAGCACCAACCAACAGCTTGGGTGGTACTGGTTATTCTGGTGGTAGTACCGCTACAGGTCCTGTCGCTGGTTTCGACCCTGTGCTAATCAGTCTTATCCGTCGTAGTATGCCTAAGCTAATTGCTTATGACATCTGCGGAGTACAACCGATGACAGGTCCTACTGGACTTATCTTCGCAATGCGCTCCACGAAGGGTACAAACAGAGATATCAACAACAGTGCAGTTGAAACATTCTTCAACGAAGTTGATACCGAGCATTCATCTGAGAACGATAGCAACGGTCTTGCATCTAACACTCAGACAGGTAGCAACCCAGGTCTACTAACTGATGGTGCTGGACAGTATACCATCGGTGGTCAGGGTATGACTACTGCTCAGTCTGAAGCATTAGGCGATGCTGCTAACAACCACTTCAACGAGATGGGATTCTCGATTGAAAAGGTAACTGTTACTGCTAAGTCACGTGCTTTGAAAGCTGAGTACAGTTTAGAGCTTGCTCAAGACTTGAAGGCAGTCCACGGACTAGATGCCGAGTCTGAGTTGGCAAACATTCTTTCAACGGAAGTTCTCGCTGAGATCAACCGTGAAGTTGTAAGAACTGTTTACAAGATTGCTCGCCCAGGCGCACAAAACAACACAGCAACTGCTGGTGTATTCGACCTCGACGTTGACTCCAACGGTAGATGGTCGGTTGAAAAATTCAAGGGACTCCTATTCCAGATTGAGCGAGACATGAATGCCATCGGGCATGAAACTCGTCGCGGAAAGGGCAACATCCTCATCTGCTCTGCTGATGTGGCATCTGCTCTCTCTATGGCTGGTGTGCTTGACTACTCTTCTGGTCTTGCTAGTGCAGTTAATCCTCTAGGAAATGTAGATGATAACTCTTCTACCCTCGTAGGAACCCTTAACGGACGCATCAAGGTCTATGTTGACCCTTACTCTGCTAACGTAAGTGACGCTCACTTCTACGTTTCAGGTTACAAAGGTTCTTCTGCCTATGACGCTGGTCTATTCTACTGCCCTTACGTGCCGCTACAAATGGTACGCGCAGTCGGACAAGACACCTTCCAACCAAAAATTGGCTTTAAGACTCGTTACGGAATGGTTGCAAACCCATTTGCTGAAGGTCTTACCCAAGGTCAAGGTGCTCTTACAGCGAATGCTAACCGTTACTATAGACGTGTTAGGGTTAATAACCTCATGTAATATCGATTACGATATCAACACAAGGCACCCTAACGGGTGCCTTTTTTATTGTTAAATAGTTCGATGAGTATCTCTCCATTATGAACGGACGACTTGACAAAGTAGCGATGACCGCTTATATTATGAAGATGAAAACAGGTCTTCACAATAAATCGTGGTATCCTGAGTGGAATGATGAGCAGCGTGGTGCTGCTCAAAGGATTCTAATAAATGTGTTAGAGAGACTGGATGAATACTGGCAATGACCGAAGAGATGATAAAAAAGATCTCCTATACAAAGGAGGAGGTCGATAAACTTATCGCTGAGGCCGTCGAAGAGGCACGGAAGATAGATGAAGCCTCGATGGCAGAGCACAACTTTAAAGCAACTATCATATCAATGGTTTTGGGTTTTATATGTCTCGCACTGTTCGTCGATGGATTACTAAGAATTTTGGGTATAATCCCACCCTTCATGGATTTAGACGTTAACGTAATAGATGATATAATAGAGAGAGTAGAGGGAGATGTTATGCCTCTCATAGATAAAGCCCAACGATACATACCGAGACGATAGATGCAAGCACTAATCATTTTCATGTCCTTCTTGGACTTTATGTTCTATCCTACGATAGTAGCAACGATAGTTGCAGTTATTATTGAACAAATTATTCGGAGGGTAGATAGTGCTTCAGAGCAAGCAGTATTTACTGCCATGAAGATTCGTAAATTCTTATATCGACAAGCAGTCATAGTTAATATACTATGGTTCTTAGGATATGCTATCCTAATTTTCACAGTGGGTAGACAGGCACCCCAACAGATGCCTGATATGATTTGGCAGGGTTAAGTGGTAGATGAAATTGCGATGTTTATTCGGACCGTTGCGGAAAGTCTCGACGGTCACGAGAGAATGGAGTGTGAGTATGAATGGATAGAGAAGGATGACCTATGGATTAAGAATGAGATGTGGACAGCACGTGCTCTCCGCAAGATTCATCTTGAGACATGTAAGGTCAAAGGACTAGATGTATTACATTGTGTCTTCTTCCCTGACTATAACTATAATATACCCATCTTTGGATGTGATATCATTGCTAGTAAGTATAGGAATATCTCAATCGTAGATGTCTCACCAACTAGAGGTAGTGACTGGGTATATCCTAAGATTCAAGCAGTATCACAAAACTATAGGTTTAAGGAACCACAGTTGCTACCTGAGTGGGGTGATATATTCTCTCATTATATGAAGTTTCAACGTATCAGAGATGATGTTGAGCAGATTATGTACTTTAAAGTGTTGCAGGAATACCTTACTATCTACAGAGATGCAGTAGGTAAGGCAGAGAAGATGGATTATATTGATGCAATGATTGCAATGGATGACCAGATACACTATAGTACGCAACAAAGAAAGAATGAGAAGACAATAGCAACGTTAGGTGCTTGGTTTGACAAGGATTGGGCGTTGAGTTATATTGACAATATACTCTTTGATTTACCTAAATAAGACATGGACAACATCGAAGACCTATGGGAGACTGGCGAAGAGGAGTGGTCAACTGAACAAGAATCAGGTGACATACTCTTTGAGGATCCCCCTGTAATGAAGTTAGACTTTAATGATTATGAATAAGACGTTTAGCATACAACCCACTGGTGTTATCACTTTGGATGGGGTAGAGGTATTTCAGTCTAGTGTAAGTCAACAGCATGCTAGAGAAGTATTGCATGAGACATGCGAAGAGTTTGGCTATGAAGTAGTTGAGGAATGGGAAATGGATGATGACAGTATAGAGTTAACGGTAAAGAAATGAACTTCATCTTCCTAGTCGTATTTGCCTTCACATGTTACATGGCAGTAAGGTATATGATTATGGTATGGAAATGGGATGGTGGTATGGTAGACCCTACTAGACCACCTGAAGTTATTAGAAGACAGGTTACTAAAGCACCTCATCCTGAGATGGCAGATGTTAAACCTGGAGATGAATTGTTGGTGGTTAATTTCTCTAAACCTATTGACCAGCAACGTGACCCACTCTATGAAGATTTACAGAGAAGGATTGAAGACCCTTGGGATGAAGAGGATGACGATGGTGACGGAGATGTCCCTGCCATTCTAAATAGATAAGGAGACCTGCGTTCTACCATGACATCAAGTTGGAATACACAAATAAAGAATAAGAATTTTCTATCCCCAATAGGATTCAAGTTCACCCTGGCAAAGTTTCCTAAGGTGTCATACTTTTGTCAGTCTGCAAATATACCTGCAATCAATCTAGGTATACAAAATCAACCAACACCCTTCCGTCCGTTACCATTGGAAGGATTCATTGATTACGACCCTCTCAATATAACATTCTTGATTGATGAGGATCTTGAAAACTATATGATTATGCACAACTGGATACGTGGTCTAGGTACACCTGATAGTGGTGTTGACCGTGTGCAGTATGAGACTAAGATGAAGGAGATATCAGATATACCCATCAATGATAGGTATGCTGACGCTACTCTATTTGTATTGAATAGTAATTACAATGCAAATTTTGAAGTAGTATTTAAAGATTTATACCCTGTATCCTTGTCAGCATTGGAATTTAATGCTACAGTAGACGGTACCGAATATGCAATGGGAAACGTCTCATTGAAGTATATGGGATACGAAGTAAGAACAACATCTACGGGGACTAGAGTAACACAATTGTCATGAATCTTGAGAAAATTGAGGAGCTATGGGCTAAGGATGCTGAAGCATTCTATGACCATAGGGAGTTACCTGAGTTGCTTGCCAACGATAGTATGGAAACTCCAAGGCTCCATGCCAAATATCTCCAATTATATAATGAATTTAAACTTATGCTGTCTGATGCACAGACAGTGTATAAAAGATTATATAAAGAGAAGTGGTTATATTACAACGGTAAGGCACCTGCCTCAGTATATGCAGAGAAACCTTTTGATCTTAAAGTATTGAAGGGTGACCTTGACATGTTCATCGATAGTGATGATGAAGTATGTAAGGCCAAGCAGAAAATAGACTACCTAGAAACTTGTATAAATTCTATTGATAGGATTCTTAAGGAGATTCACAACCGTGGGTTTGCTATCAAGAATACTATTGAAATTGTCAAGTATTATGGTATCAGGTGACTACAATTACAAAAAAGAATGAAGTCTTTTTGAAGGTTGATGCTGAACCACATCTTCACAAAGAGTTGTCCGAACACTTCTGCTTTGAGGTGCCTGGCGCAAAGTATATGCCAGCAGTTAAGCGGAGGTATTGGGATGGTAAGATAAGACTATACTCACCTGGTACAGGTGAATTATATGTTGGTCTATATGATTACTTACTTCATTACTTAGAGGAGAAAGGATACCACTATACTGTAGAGAACAGTGAGTATTACGGTTACCCGAATGAGGAGGAAAAGTATGTTACACCTGAAAGCATTGCGACTTTTGTTCGTTCTCTTCAACTACCATTCAGGATACGTGATTACCAACTCCGAGGACTTTACCTCGCAATTAAATGCAATCGCAAACTTCTACTATCGCCCACAGGATCGGGAAAATCTCTCATAATATATGCTTTGGTACGTTGGCACCTTCAACATGAGAGGGAGATACTAATCATTGTTCCTACGGTCTCTCTCGTAGAACAGTTGTATAAGGATTTTATAGAGTATGGTTGGTATGTCGGGCATTTTGTTCATAAGATTATGGGTGGAGAGGAAAAGTATGTTAAAAACCCAGTCGTAATCTCAACTTGGCAATCTATCTATAAGGAGCCAAGGAAATTCTTTGAAAGGTTTGACGTTATTATAGGTGATGAAGCGCATCAATACAAGGCGAAGAGTCTCACGGGTATACTTACTAAGTGCTTTGACGCTAAATACCGCGTGGGTCTTACTGGTACTCTCGATGGTATGGAGAGTCACCAACTTGTCCTAGAAGGATTATTTGGTAGGGTTGACAGAGTAACACAGACTGTTGACCTTATGAAGAAAGGACAGTTAACACCACTGAAGGTGAGGATACTACTACTCAAGCATGGGTGGGTACCCTTTGATACATACCAGCAGGAGATGGATTACCTCTGTATGCACACCAGACGTAGTAATTTCATTACTAATCTGGCACTAGACTTGGAGGGAAACACCCTTATCCTCTTCAATTTCATAGAGAAACATGGTGAACCACTGTGGGAATTAATAAATAGTAAGGTAAATAAGGATCGTAAGATCTTTTTCATACATGGCGGTGTAGATGCTGTAGAAAGGGAAGAGGCACGTAAGATTTGCGAATCGCAAAAAGATGCTATAATATTAGCGTCATACGGAACATTCTCTACAGGCATTAACATTCGCAACCTACACAATGTTATCTTCGCTTCACCTAGCAAGTCTAGGGTAAGGAATCTACAGTCTATTGGACGTGTATTAAGGAAGGGTGACAACAAAGCTCAAGCAGTTTTATATGATGTAGCAGACGACTGCTCAAGAGGTGCCAAACATAACTATACCCTTCGTCACTTGGTAGAGAGGATGAAGATATATGATGAAGAGAGTTTTGATTATGAGGTTATAAAGGTTAATTTAAAAAAACATGAGCATTAATTACATTAAACACGAGCAAGAATTCTTTGGAGTTATTAAACTTAACTCTGGTGAGACTATTATCGGTTCAATGATTGCCACTGAGGAAGAGCATGCTCCTGGACAAACAACCATATTCGTTTCAGACCCTGCAACACCTAACACCCATACTGTTGAGAAAGATGGTCAACTTGGCATGGCAGTTGGATTGGTTAAGTGGATGATGTGGTCCAATGAAGAGTTTTATTTAATCCAAGAAAAGAATATTCTAACTGTAGCACCCATGTCTATGGAGAGTATTCTTATGTACAAGATGTGGTTGAGGAAGGAGTGTGGAGGTGCTAAGACTGATCGCGATGTGAAAGTAAATAAGAATATGGGTCTAGTCGGTAAGGTATCAGACGCACGTAAATCCTTAGAGAAGATATGGCAACAGTCTGCTGGTTGACATAGTAGGTAGAAAATCTTATAATATACTTATGAGATGTGATGCAATGATATGCGAACCAATATGGCTAAGCGCAAACAACATTACGTTGATAATAAAAAGTTTCTGGAAGAGATAACTAAGTATCGTCAGGAAGTTAAAGAAGCAAAGATGTTAGACAAGGATAAACCTCGTATAACACACTACCTTGCTGAATGTTTCTTGAAGATAGCCACCCACCTTTCCTATCGTCCGAACTTTATCAACTACATGTTCAAAGAGGACATGATATCGGATGGTGTCGAGAATTGTGTACAATATATCGATAACTTTGACCCAGAGAAGTCTAAGAATCCATTTGCCTACTTCACCCAGATAATATATTACGCTTTCTTACGAAGGATAGCAAAGGAGAAGCGACAGATGGACATACGTGATAAGCTGATTGAGAAGTCGGGGTATGACCAAGTGTTCCATAGTGATAGTAATGACGAACATGCTGAGATGAATAGCATCAAAGGCAGAATCGAAACTAATATGAGATACTGATGCGGGATGTCCTACTAATTACGGACCAGCATTTTGGAGTCCGTAATGATAATCAGTTTTACGTTGAACGATATCGTAAATTTTATACTGAAGTTGTCCTTCCTACTATCGATAAGGAGGGCATCACAGAGGTACTATGCCTAGGTGATACCTTTGATAGAAGGAAAGGGGTAAATTTCCATAGTCTTGAAGCAGCGAAGGACATGTGGTTCCGTCCGTTGCAAGACCGTGGTATCAAGTTGACGATGTTGATAGGTAACCATGACATATATTACAAGAATACTCTCCGTGTCAATTCTCCTGAGCTTCTTCTTGGTGAATTTGATAATATTGACATCATTACTGAGCCAGTAGAGAAGGAGATAGGTGGTAGGAATATGTTCCTCATGCCTTGGGTGTGTGATGAGAATAGAGAGAAGACATGGGAGTCTATAAAGGAGACAGATGCATCTATATGCTGTGGACATTTGGAATTGATAGGATTTAGTCCTATTCCTGGTGTTACCATGACACATGGTGATGATGCAAAAGACTTTGCTAAGTTTGACTTAGTATGTTCAGGTCATTTCCACTGTAAAAGTAGTAAAGGTAACGTTACTTACCTAGGTAATCCATGTCAGTTGTACTGGAATGATTAC